AAAAATATGAAGATGATAATGGTAAAGAACTCATAGAAAATAGTAATATGAGGTTTACTCAATTAAATATTAATACATCTAGTCAATGGCAAAACATAGTAAAAAATTTAATGAGAAATTGTTTTTTACCATTAATAGAAAGGTATAAAAAGGAGTTTAATATAGATCAGTTTCCAAAAGATTATGCCTATGAGCAGTTAAGAATTAAAAAATATATGCCTAATGATTTAGATGAATTTAAATTACACGTTGATGTTGAAGATCACCAAACTGCTAAAAGATTTTTAGTGTTCTTTATTTATTTGAATGATAATGAAAAAGGGTTGACTTGTTTTCCTGATTATGATATAAAAGTACAACCAAAAGCAGGTAGAGTGTTAATGTTTCCACCTTTGTGGACACACAGACATTATGCTGAAAAACCAATAAAAGAACCAAAGTATATTTTAGGTTCTTATTTACATTATGTAGGTGCGTTATGAGTGAAAGAGTAGAACTAACAATATTAAGAAACTTGTTTTTCAATGAAGACTTTACAAGAAAGGTAACACCTTTTATTAAACCAGATTACTTTACAAGTAGAGATGAGAGAATACTATTTGAAGAAGTAGAAAAGTTTATTGTAAAATATAAGAACAGTCCTACTAAAGAGGCGATACTAATTGAACTTGGTAAACGTAAAGATATAAATGATGATGAATGTAAGTCTGTAGAAAATCTTGTCAATGGTTTTAGAAATGAAGAAGTAGATTTACAATGGTTGTTAGATACTACAGAACAATTTTGTAAAGATAGAGCAGTGCATAATGCAGTATTAGATGGTATTAAAATACTTGATAACAAAGATAAGAAAAGAACACCAGAGGCGATACCGTCTATATTATCAGAGGCACTTGCAGTTTCTTTTGATAGTCATATTGGTCACGATTATATTGATGATGCTGAAAGAAGATTTGAGTGGTATCGCACTAAAGAAAAGAAGTATCAGTTTGATTTAAATTATTTCAACAAGATTACTAAAGGTGGTGTTCCTGCTAAAACTTTAAATGTTGCACTTGCTGGTACTGGTGTTGGTAAAAGTTTGTTTATGTGTCACGTTGCGTCATCATATTTAACACAAGGTTATAGTGTTTTATATGTTACATTAGAAATGGCAGAAGAAAAGATTGCTGAAAGAATAGATGCTAACTTATTAGATTTAACTGTTGATGATTTACATACTGTACCAAAACAATTGTATGAAGACAAAGTAAAAAAGATAAACAACAAGACTGCTGGTAAATTAATCATTAAAGAATATCCTACTGCATCAGCACACGCAGGTCATTTTAGAGCATTGATAAATGAATTGTCTTTAAAGAAAGACTTCAAACCTGATGTGGTGTTTATTGATTATCTAAATATTTGTTCAAGTAGTAGATTTAAAGGTGGTAATATATCATCTTATTTTTATATCAAAGCAATTGCTGAAGAGTTAAGAGGTTTAGCAGTTGAGTTTAATGTGCCAATCTTTAGTGCTACACAAACTACAAGAAGTGGTTTTGTGTCTACAGATATTGGTTTAGAAGATACATCTGAAAGTTTTGGTTTACCAGCAACTGCCGATTTTATGTTTGCGTTGATGAGTAATGATGAGTTAGAGTCATTGGGTCAAATGAAAGTTAAACAATTAAAGAACAGATACAATGATCCCAGTCAAAACAAAACATTTGTTATTGGTGTTGACAGAGCAAAGATGAGATTGTATGATGTAGAAAATTCTGCACAGACATTGGTAGATAGTAATATTAATAAAACAGAGGACGCATATGATAAATTTAGTGACTTTAAGTTATGATTAAGTTAAGATATAAAAAAAGAATGAAAAAGAAGGGTAATAAAATAGTATGGCAAATACTTGAAAGACCCACAAATTCTTTAGTAGGCGAGTATTTCTTTGAAGAAGATGCTAAACAAATAGTTGATTTTCAAAATAAAAATCAAGTATGGGCAGTAAATGGTGGTGTTCCAAGTTTTATGGTGATTAAGACGTAAACTTATATAAATAATAGAAACTGAATATATTGTATGGGAAGGTGATTATATTTATGGGACAAATGAGGAATATATGCTTAGTTTCAAAACATTTGCTACGGCAGGTAAGAATTTACATTTAGAACACCTAGAAGATCAGATCATAGATAAAGGTGCTGAAGGTGGTAAACAAGCAGTAGCATTTTTAAAATCCATTAGACAAATGTTACAAGGTGACTCTAGAAGTAGTGTCAATGTAACTGTTAAATGGGACGGAGCACCAGCAGTTTTTGTTGGTACTAATCCAGAAAATGGTAAATTCTTTGTTGGAACTAAATCAGTATTTAATAAAAATCCTAAAATAAACTATTCAATATCAGATATACAAAAAAATCATTCAGGTGGTGTTGTTGATAAGTTGATTGCATCATTTAATGAATTAAAAAGAGTTTTCAAACCAGGTATCATATTACAAGGCGATTTATTATTTACAAAGTCTGATTTAAAGTCAGCAGTAATAGATGGTCAAAAAATGATATCATTTACACCTAATACTATCACTTATGCAGTACCAGAAGATTCTAAATTAGGTAAACAAATTTCTAGGTCAAGTTTAGGTATTGTATTTCATACTAGTTACACAGGTAAAAAAATGTCAGAGTTATCTGCTAACTTTGGTTATTCCCAATCAGGTAGCACAGGTAGAGTTTTTATGGCAAGTGCAAAGTTTACTGATACATCAGGTTCATCAAACTTTAGCAATAGTCAATTAGTTACATTTGATAACATCATTAGAATGGCAGAGGGTTCATTATCAAAAGGTAGTTCTGTTTTAAATATGTTACAACAAAGAGCATCAGACCCATTGTCTGTTGCATATAGATTAAAAGTATTTTTTAATTACTACATTAGAAATCACAAAGGTGATAGTTACGACAAAGTTAAAACATTAGTATCAATGTTTAAAGAATACTTTGAAAATTCATTACAAGGTGAAGTTGATAAAAGAAAAACTCCAGCAGGTCAAGAAAAATTTAAACAAGCATTAGTAGGTGGTAGAGATTTTATAAAGAAAAACGAACAAGCAATTTATTTTGCAATAGCAAGTCATATAAGTTTACAAAGAGCAAAAATATTTTTATTACAAAAGATGAATCAAATACAAAGCATTGGTTCTTTTATTAGAACACCAAATGGTTTTAAAGTCACTGCACCAGAAGGTTTTGTAGCACTGTCTAGTAAAGGTGCAGTTAAGTTAGTAGACAGATTAGAATTTAGTAAAGCAAACTTCACAATAGCAAAAGATTGGGTAAGGGGGTAAAATATGGCGGCAGGAGGATATCAAGGTAGTCTTATTATTAAAGGCACTTCAACAAGTAATGGTACAATTAGTGCAACTAATTTTAATAGGGCACATTTTGTAAGAATTCAAACAACGGCGGCAAACAATACTATAACATTAAAAGAATCTGATGGTTCGACAGTGGGAAGTTTAATTCTCCACGATGCCGGAGATAGTGTTGTTATTGAGAAGAAACCAACACAAACATTAGAAACTACTGGTAATGCCGTTGGTTCAGCGGTAGGGAGTCCACGCTAATGAAATTTAAAGAGTTAATAAAAGAAATTAATTTACACGAAGGTGTTTATGATAATGGCATTTTTAAATGTTTCTTTTTAGCGGGTGGTCCGGGTTCAGGTAAAACATTTGTTACTTCACAAGCATTTGCTGGTACAGGACTTAGAGTAATAAATTCTGATAAAGCATTTGAAAGACAATTAGAAAAATTTAATCTATCTAAAAAAATGCCAGAAAGTGAGGCAGATACAAGAGATATGGTAAGAGCAAGAGCAAAAGCAACCACACAAAAAATGTTGCATTTGTCCTTGACTGGTAGATTAGGTATTATTATAGATGGTACAGGTGATGACTACAAAAAGATTTCAAAAATGAAAAATCTATTTTCTGTTCTTGGTTATGATTGTTATATGGTGTTTGTAAATACAAGTTTAGATGTAGCACTTGAAAGAAATGCTAAAAGAGAGAGAACTGTACCTGAATATATTACAACAAATTCTTGGAACGATTGTCAAAGAAATATAGGAGCATTTCAAAATCTATTTGGTGCTAGTAATTTTATCATAGTTGATAATAGTGTATCAGCAAAAGAATTAGTAACTGTAACTATGAATAAAGTTTCTAGATTTGTAAGTCAACTTATGAGGGCACCTATAAAAAACTATGTTGCGAAAAAATGGATTGCTAGAGAGTTACAATTAAAGAGAAGAAAATGAGTATAATAGATATACCTAGAAAAACATATGCTAAAGGTGTCTTTAATGATGCTGACACAGACAACCCTAAATTAAAACCCGGTGTTGTTGCTATGATTAAATCTCAAATTAAAAAGTTTGAGAGTAAAGCACCTGTATCAAAGTATAGTTTAATAGGTTCTATACTTACAAAAAGATATAGAGAAGATGCAGACTTAGATATAAATGTGTTATTTGATGTAGAACCTAGTTACAGAGAAACAATGCGTCAACAATTAGCATCACAATTAAGAAGTATCAATGGCAAATTAATACCAGGTACAAAGCACCCAATAAACTATTATGTGATCACTGACCCAAAAGTAAAAGAAAAGGCAGATAAAGAGGCAGATGGAGTGTTTGATGTAGAAAACAATAAATTTTTAAGAAAACCTGATGCAATTACATTCGATCCTAAACAATATGAATCTGACTTTAGAAAAAAAGTAGAAGAAATAGATGTCATTAAAGGTGAACTTGTTAGAGATATTATTGACTATAAAGAATTAAAACAGTTGACAAAAGATGATGTTGATGGTATACAGAAGTTGGTGAGTGATAAAATAAAAGAAATAGAAGAAAGTATTAAAGTGTTAATAGACATTGGTGATGAACTTTTAAAACAAAGACAAAGTGCCTTTGCTAATCCTATGACACCAGAAGAGATAAGAAAATTTGGTATTAAAAACAAATTGCCTAAAAATGTCATATACAAAATGTTAGAAAAATATCATTACAGTAAACTCTATAAAAAATGTAAAGAAGTATTAGAAGATGGTAAAGTAACTGATGATGAAATTAAAAGTATGACAGAGGCAAAAAAAGGTTCTGTTGTATTTACATTTGGTAGATTTAATCCACCTACCATAGGTCACGAAAAATTAATTGATAGATTAGCAAGAGTTCGTGCTAATGAGATGAGAGTTTACATTAGCAAAAGTAATGACCCTAAAAAGAACCCATTAAATCCTAGACAAAAATTAGATTATATGAAAAAGATATTTCCTAGATATGCAAGAAATATTTTTATACCAAGAACAAATATTGTCATAGACATTATCACTGATTTATATAAAGAAGGTTTTACAGATTTAAAAATGGTTGTTGGTAGTGATAGAGTAAATGAATTTAAAACATTAATAACAAAATACAATGACGTTAAAAGTAGACACGGATATTATAACTTTGATAATATAGAAGTTATTTCAGCAGGTGAAAGAGATCCAGATGCAGAAGGTGCCACTGGTATGTCAGCAAGTAAAATGAGGGCGGCGGCACAAGCAAACGATCTTAAAACATTTGAAAAGGGATTACCCAATTTTAGAGGTGTAGATAAACTATTTAAAGATGTAAGAAAAGGTATGAACCTCGCCGCATCTTACACAACAGGTATGGGTCATATGAATTATAGACCAATAGCAAGTTTAGAACAGTTTGAGCAAAATCAAATAAGAGATATGTATATTAGAGAAATGCTATTTAACGTTGGTGATATTGTAGAAAATGTACACTTAAATGTTAAAGGAACTGTTACAAGAAGAGGAACAAATTACGTTGTATTAGAAGATGATAATAACAACTTACATAAATCGTGGATATGGGATTGTATACCAGTGCCACCAGATAGAGAAATAGAAGTAAGAGAACATAACTTAAATGTAGACTACGGTTTCAAAACTGTGAGAGAGGAAGATATGAAAGAAGATTTAGATGCACAACCACAAGACAAAGATGTAAAGAAGAAAAAAGGAACGCAACCTAAAAAGTATTATAAAAGTTTATCAAAAGATGTAAAAAGCAAAAGAGCAGATCACTTTGCTAAACAAGATACTACAAAAGGTCCTTATAAACCTGCTCCAGGTGATAAGGATGCAAAGACAAAACCTAGTATTCATACAAAAAAATACAAACAAATGTATGGTGAAATGACACAAAAAGAGGCGTGTTGGGATGGATATAAAGCAGTAGGTATGAAAAAGAAGAATGGAAAGATGGTGCCTAATTGTGTACCAGAGAGTATGTCAATTGAAGATGCAAAAAAAGTAGAGGGTTATGTACCAGAATCTTATGAAGTCGGTCAAGACTATGCTAATCATACAAAAGACATAACACCAGGCGAAAATGCAAGTGAAAAACCAGTGGATTCAAAGAAAAGAACACCAGAAAACAGAATTACTGCTGATGATGTCAAAGAATGGGCAGTTCAAGATGAAACAATAGATAAATATAAGGGTAGATACGGAGATAAGTGGAAATCTAAACTTGTTGAAGTAACCAAAAAAATGATGGATAAAGTAGATGAAAAGTTTTAAAGAATATGATAACATAGATGAGAGATGTGAAGAGTGTATTTTTGAACACGAAGAAGAGGGTTTACAAGAGGCAGAATATCAAGGCAAAAAAGTAACTCTAAATAACCCTATGAGAACACCAGGTGGACCTAAAAAGTTCGCAGTCTATGTTACAAATGAAAAAGGTAATGTTGTCAAGGTAACTTTTGGTGATCCTAATATGGAAATCAAAAGAGATGACCCGGCAAGAAGAAAGAGTTTTAGAGCAAGACATAATTGTGACAATCCAGGTCCAAAAACAAAAGCAAGATATTGGTCTTGTTATCAATGGAGAAAGGGAGCAAAGGTAGATAACTGATGAGTAGATATAGAAAATCAATGAAAGATGCATTAAGAGAGGTTAGAGGTATCATTAAAGAAGATACAACGTCATCATATCCTCCTAAAGAAATCAATAAAAAGAAACACGCCGCCTATAAAGATCCAAAGAGAGGTGAACACGAAATAATTAAAAAAGAATCAGATGATCCTACTGTTGATGATATTGCAAAAGGTCTAAAGTTAGATAAGAAACTTGTTAAGAAGATAATGGGTGAAGTGTTTGACTATGATGAAAAAGTATTAGATGAGAATGTTAGTCAGCAGATAAAAACTCTAAAAACAATTATGGCACCAATGAGAGGTGCTAAAATATCCATTGACGGTGCTAATAAGTTAATGAAAATAATGGACAAGTTTGATAAGAAAGAAGATTTGATTGCTTTATTTAAAGCAGACATACCTTTCGTGTCACAGTCTGCCGCCGCAAGATTAATCTCAAAGTTTAGAATGAGTGGTGCTGAAATTAATAAACTAAGAGAAGAAGTTGACCTTAATGAATTTACAAAAAAAGATTTTGATAAGAACGAAGATGAAAACAAACACACAGAAAATGGTGTTGCAATTGTAAATAAGTTTGGTACATCTTCTGAAAAGAAGAAAATGAAAGATATTCAAACTAGACATAATAAAGCAGGTTCAATTACTGCTCAAGACCAAAAAGATAGAGATGCAATGGTCAACAAGTATTACAATAAATTAGAGGGTGTAAATGAAGGTAAAATGTCACAAATAGCATCTTATATAGATGACATTGCTCACGCAATGAAGAAAAATATGAATATGAAACCTTTCATAGACAAGTTTAAAAAAGACGCACAGAAAACTTTAGATCCTAGAAAGTCATTAGAGAAAGTGCTACCTGATTATATACCAGGGCAAGACATTGCAAAGATATTAAATATGAGTCAAGAAGAAGTTGAATTAGCAAACGCAGTTGACTCACTTTTTATAAATGAAGATAAAGCAAGAACAGAAAAAGCATTTAACGATATGATCAAAGATGGTGGTATCGACAGAAAAGACTATGAAAAATCTAAACAAATGTATAAGAGTGGAGATTTAAAAGGTTTAAGAAAACATATTTACAAATTAGATACTGCACCTTTAGAGGCAATTATGATGACCATAAGACAGAATGATCCTAAAGCATTTAAAACAATGTATCCAAAAGCAAAGGGTGGGGATTACTTCTCAAGTATTGCATACGATCATAGAAATGAAGACTTTGAACATCAAGGTGCAAAAGATTTATTTGAAAAGATAGAAGGTTTAAAAAACAAAGCAGAAAAATCAGGTATGCCCTATGGTATACTTAAAAAAGTTTATGACAGAGGAATGGCGGCGTGGAAAGGTGGACACAGACCAGGTGCATCTCAACAACAATGGGCATTTGCTAGAGTAAATTCTTTTATTACAAAATCATCAGGTACTTGGGGTGGTGCTGATAAGGACCTCGCCGCAAAAGTAAGGAGTTCAAAAAAATGAGTTATTTAGAAACAAGAAAAGGTAGTCTTGAAGAGGCAATTAGAAAACACGAAGAAGACTATCAAGCATTATTTAAAAAAGAATTAAAGAAAACAGGTAAATCAATACCTCAAATGACACCTGACGAAAAGAAAAAGTTCTTTAATAAGATAGATAAAATGCATACTGCAAAGAATGAGGCGAAGGTAGATGAGTTAACTAAAGCACAAAAGAAGTTACCACCTGCACTACAAAAAGCAATTAAGAAAAAAGAAATGAAAGAAGAACAAATTTCAGAAATGAAAAAAGTAGAGATTAAACTTCACCCACAAAATATAGATAAAACAGTACAAAAAATTCAAAAGCACATAGACATTGAAAACAGAGGTAGAGGAACAAAAATAGATGTTATACAGAATATGAGTGATGACTCTGTAACACTTGATGGTAGAGGTGTTGATGTTAGTAGACAAGTTAAAGATATTAGAAACTTTATAGGTTTCAAAAGTGCAAGGGTAATAGAAAGTGTTAGTGAGTCAAAAGATAAGATAGCACAGTTAAAAACAAAACTTGGTAAAGAAAAAGACACTGATAAGTTAGAGGCACAAATTATAGACTTAAAAGGACAACTTGCTTTAGCAAAACAACAATTAGAAAACGAAAAGAATAAAGCAATCAAACCAGAACCTAATCCTGAAACAGGTGAAGTTCCTTTGACAGTTGGTGTAGCATATAAACATTTGAGAGATAAGATGAAAAAAGAAAGTGAGAAGAAAAAGACTATGGTAGGAACAAAACCAAATAAAGTAGATACAAAACCTGAGGTAGAGTTCAATAAGTAATGAATAACACCACGAGGATCTATTGCGATATGGATGGTGTTCTCTGCGACTTTGCGAGAAACATCAAGAACACAACAGGAATGACTGTCGATCAGTGGATGAAAATCAATCCTAAACAAGAGAGATGGGCAAAGGTAATTGAAAACAAAAATTTTTGGTCAAATATGCCTTGGTTAAATGACGGTAAAAATTTATGGAGATTTATAGATAAACATAATCCATTTATTCTATCTGCCGCCTCTCAAGAAGATCCCAATTGTAAATCAGGAAAAATGCAATGGATACAAAGAAACATAGGTGTCCCTAGAAATAGAGTGCATTTAGTTCAAAGACACGAAAAACAAATGTTTGCAAAGACAGGTGGACAACCTTGTATCTTGATTGATGATTATTCAAGAAATACAAAAGAGTTTTCAATGAAAGGTGGTGTTGGTATCACATTTCAAAATGCAGGACAAGTTATCAGAGAACTCAAGAAACTAGGGTTCAATTGATATTAGTTATAAATACTATAGAATAAATTAATGAATTGAAACAACTAAATAATTTTTTAATAAAAGGAGAAAAATATGTGGAAAAAACCAGAAGTAAAAGAAATAAGTGTAGGATTAGAAATTAATTGCTATGCTTGTGCAGAAATATAAACAATTAGATTAAACAAGTGAGTACCTAAAAGGGAGAGAATGTTATGTCAAGTTGGTCAAATACAGATACAGGAACGAGTGCCCCACTTTGGGCAATTGCTCGTGTACAAAAAGCACCTACCGCCGCAAATATGCACGATGGTGGTGCAGGAGCATCAGGTAGATTATTTCAAAACGCAACAGAAGATAATCTTATAGACGGAGTGACTATCGGTCTTTTTAATTTTAAAGACAATGAAACACAAAGTGGTAAGGTTGCACACGTTGGTTGGAACTTAAAGACAACTGGTACAGGAGGTCGTGCTAGTAGAATACAGTTCGAAACTTTAGTGTCATTGGCAAATAGTCAAGATGCATCATAATTAACTTAACCAGGGACACCTTACGGTGTGGGGTGTCCCTACTAATTGATGTAAGCAAATACTTACAGTAGCATTCCCGAAAGGGTTTAAAGGAGATAAAATGGCAGATAAAAAAATTACAGCACTTACCGATTTGGGTGATGGTTTAGCAACAGCAGACTTATTTCACGTTGTAGATGATCCAAGTGGTACACCAATTAATAAAAAGATTTCAGCAGAAGATGTGTTTAACAATATACCTTCGTGGTTAGGTTTAAACTCAACTTCACAATCAATAACTGGTGATGGTTCAACATCATCAGCAATTAACGTAACAACACCAGTTACAGAAGTAGATGCAACTTCCGCCGCCGCACCTTGTACGTTGGCAGATGGTGCAAACGGGCAGATAAAAACTATTATAAATGTTTCTACTAGTGGAACAAATGCAGTTACAATAACACCCACAAATTTAAGAGGTTATACAAACATAATCTTAAATGCACAAGGTGAAACAGTAACTTGTATGTTTAAAAATAGTAACTGGAATATTATAGCAGGAAATGGTTATACAACTTCATAATGAAAGGTAAATAATGATTGATAAAGATACACTTGAAAGTGAAAGAATGAAATTACAATCTGATTTTGAGGCAGTTCAAGAACAGATAAGAAACACCGAAGTAACTTTAAATTCATTGAGAAATAATTTAAATGCACTTCACGGAGCAATTCAACAAACTGATAAATTATTAAAGTTGGTTGATGAAAAGAAAGAGAGTAAAAGTGGTAAAGTCGTTCAAAAATCATAGTAAAGATAGAGAACTAGATGAGTTTGAAGAAGATTTAACACAAGGTAAATCTTTACAAGAAAAAGCACCTGATACTTCAGATGCTATGAAAAGATATAAATCCGGTAAAGCAGGTTTCACCGACATTGCTCATTTAAAGGCGAAAGGTCTGATACCTAGAGCAGATGGTGAAAAGAAAAAATCAGACAAATATAAGTAGAGGAGAAAATGAAAACATTTAAACAACATATAAAAGAAGAAGGTGAAGGTGTAGGAACACACGATCAGAATTCAGTTGAAGATGGTTCTATTGGTGTTCATAACGTACACGATCCAGATGTCTTGAAAAGAGTAAATGCATTTGTTGGTTCTATTGCTATGAAAGAATATTTAAACCCACAACAAGCAGTTGACGAATTAAAAAATAAACTGATGAGAATAGGTTTAAATTTTGAGGCAATAATAGAAGGTGAAAAAGGAACTATGACTGTTCCAGTATCACGTTTTAAAACATTTGGTAAAGCAGATGATGGACAAGATATCGATAATGATGGCATAAGTGATGTGAAAGAGGGTGGTTTGAAATTAGAAATCAAACACGAATTATTACAAAACGGAACATCAAAGGTATATGCAAAACTGATATAGTAGATGTTTCAGACGATAACGAAAGACAATTGGTTATTATTTGCACAAAAGCATTATGATAACCCTACTCTTGAAAAAGAAGTAGAATTTTATGATGATTTAAAAAGATTTAAATATCTTAAAAGACTCTTTCGTAAGTATGATACAAGTGGTAGATTAAAGGTTCGTTTAGCACTTAATCATATAATTATTTTACAAAATGTATTTGGAGTAGAACCTTGTGTAACTTTACTACTATATAAAATAGATAGTAAACACTATGGAGTTTTAAAGGCGATACTAAATTACTTAAAGTATTTGTATCCAGATGAGTTAAACTTTATAGAAGAAGATAGTAAAGTTAGAGAACAGTTAGAGAGGTTATAGTGTCGACAAGTGGTAATAGAGCAGTAGATATGTTAATCACATATAGATTGTTAAAATTATTAGTAGTGCCTTTTGAAAAACAAGATGCTTTTAAGTATGGTATTATTGATAAAAATGGAAGAGTATTAAAAAAATACTCAACAATTTCAAAAACAGAAGAAAAAAAGTCTTACACCTGGTTACACAGATTTGTTTTTAATGTAAAAAGAATTTTAGGTAGAGTTGGTCTGGGTGGTAGATTAGGAACTCTAGCGGCGGCGTTAGGTATATTATTAAAAGAAGGTGATGATGTTTCGTTAAGATTTGATGATAAATACGGAGACAGATTATCACCACTTTACAGTAAATTAAGACCCCATAAAAAAATCATAGAATCTGCTATAATATCTTATTGTAAACACGAAAAAATATGGGAAGAAATATTAGAGCAAGACAGAAATTTACCACTTCTAGTTGAAAAAATAGAAGAGCAATTTATAGAGTGTCCTGAAGAAAAACTTGCAGGAAATTATTTTGGGTGTGATGTATATTACAATCACACATTAAATAGCACAAAATGTCCAAGAGATGATGGACTAGTTAAAACAACTATGACGACAGGTGAAAAGAGAAGGGATATTACTTACAGATGAAATCATTTAAAGAATTAGCACACGAGATTGTAACAAAAGTAGATGAAGATGCTCCTGCAAATGCAGTAGGGACTGGTGCCAATGTTGCATTACCACCTACTCACGAACCAGGTGTTAAGAAAAAAAAGAAAAAGAAACACGATCCTATCTTAATCAATAATCTCAAAAGAAAAGTACAAGAGAACAACGATAATAATAGTATGATGCTCAAGGGTGTGTTAGACAAACTTGAAGAGTTAGATAACATAGTTGATGATACATCAGGTGTAAAAAAAAACTTTATAAATGATGAAGTTAAAACTAAAAAAGAATATGTATCATTTAAAGACAAGTATATGAATGTTAGTGAGGCATATTCATTTTTTCCTACCACTGAAGAAGAAATATCAGCAAGATTAAAAGGTTTTACACATCAAGTTGTGGTTGATATTACAAATTTATTTAAATTATTAAAAGGTAGAGATGCAACACCTATTAATATTGATATGAAAAAACCTAATTTTATAAATGTATCTAGAATTTTTCAAGGTGTTATGGACATAGCAGACATTAAAAAGAGGGCAGGTTTAAAAGCAATTAGAATAAAATTTGGTAATGGTTCTAAAGGTAATAGAGGTGCTAATAATAGAGGAAATTTATTTGAAAAACAATTTGCTGATGCCATAGAATTATGGTATGCAGAAGGTGATGTTGCAGTTGCAGACAAAGATTTATTAAGAGCAATAAAAGATTTAGACAAAACTTATAACCTTGGTAAGTCAAAAACATTTGATGCTAAAGTTGTTGGTGGTGAAAATACAAAAAGACCATTAGATTTTTCAGGCAAGATAAGCATTACAAACCCTAAAGGTGTTGGTTTTAATATTGGACAAAGTGTAACAGATATAACTTTAATGACGGATAATAATCCACCAATTTATTTAAGTTTAAAATTAGGTGGCACAACAACATTCTTTAATGTTGGTATAAAAACAAAGTTAACAAAAAAAGAAATTGACGAAGGTGAAATTCTAAATGTAGATGGTAGAAAGTTACTAGATTTATTTGGTATTGATAATAAAAGATTTTGTACTATATTTAATCCTGATGTAAAAACAGAAAGTGGTGTTGTCAATGGCAGACCTGATGCATCTGCACTATCACATTTATTACAATCAGGTATAGGTTTTGGTTATCACGTTATTCATAAAACTGCAAGAGGTATTATATCTAAAAAAATGGACGAAAGTAAGATGAGAGAATCTGCTAGAGTTGGTGCTGTTAAAATATTTTATGGTGGTAAAGGTGGTAAAGGAAAGAGAATAGATATAGAAATGGAATCTAAATTTTATATGTTTAAAATAAATATTAGGGACACACAAGGCACTGATGGTTACCCAACCAGAATGATGTGTGATTTTAAACCAAAATGAAAACATTTAAAGAATACACAGGTGCAAGTATCAGAATAGGTGGTGCAGACAGTGTAGTGCCTATGGCAGACCTTGGAGATAATCCACCAAAAGGTCAAGGTGGTAGAGATATGAGAGGTGTTGGACTTCACGCATCAGCAGGTATAAAGTATCTTATATATCAGACAGGAAACGTAGGTAAGACTGCAAGAATTGTAATGAAGAACCTTAAAGACATTCAGACTGCAAGGGATTGGATTAAAGATAACGGACATAGTTTTGACCATAAAGGTAAGAACTTTAGAATATATCAATACAAAGGTAACCCTAATAATATTAGACCAGATGATTTAATTGAAGACTTCAGACCTGTTGGTCAACAAAAAGTAAGTGATTTAATTTTTACAGGTAGTGCGAGTGGTAGGGATAATCAATTATTAAATTTATGGATACCAATATCTAGTGCAATGTTTCAACGTGTATTTCCAAAAATGGTAAGAGCAAGAATATTTCACGTTACAGAGGCAAGTAAATTTGACCAACTTTATAGAATACAAAACAGCAAATCATCTATAGCAGGATTTCAACAGATGCATAGAAAAGTTATACAATCAGGTATTGCAAGTGGGGCAGGTGTCTGTGTTGAATTAGAAGGTAACGCACTTCTCAGTTCAGCAAACGATTTAGGTTCTATACCTGTAGTAGATGGTAGAAGATTTGTAAGTTACGATTTCTTTTATGATGATAGACGTAAACCTAAAATACCTAGTATGGATGGTGATTTAAAAAGACTTATCAAAACATTAATCGATAAATATGCAGACCCAGAAATTAATAGAAAGAGAACTTCTCCTTACTTTTCAGATTATGAAGTTTTTAAAAGTATAAAAGCAACACACACTTTTTATAAAGGTGAAGGTGGTCAACAAGCAAAAGATTCTGGTAAAAAAATGCAAATGTGTATAAAAGATTACTTTGATGGTATAGAGAAAATAATATCAAGTCGTCAAAAAGAAGTTCAAGAAGTATTGACAGGTTATTTAAGAAGAAGAAACTCCGAGAGAAATTGGGATGAAATCATAGTAGATGATTTTAATATCTTAAAAGTTTTCATAATAAAAGACCACGAAGAAACTTATCTATTTAAAAAAGATCAGTTAGACCACGAGGCGTTCAAAAAAGAATTACAATTTACAAGACTACCTGTTCAAATTAAAACATCAGACGAAGTACAAAGATATGTTGCACAAGTATCTAAACAAGAAATGGCAAAAGCATTAAGAGAGTCAACTGACTTAACAAAAGCACAAATTAAAAAAGTTCATAAGGTAGCAGATGAGTTGCCAAAGAAAGATTTTAGAGATAGATATGGTAAGAAAAAAGGTGATGCAGTAAGATATGGTACTGCAACAAATATGGTAAAGAAGAAATTAGGTCTAGAAGATACTAAAAGAATACCTAGAAAACCTGGACAAAAAGCAGGTTCAGATAAACATTCAGACTTGTATACAGACGAGAACCCTAGAGGTACGATACACGGTTTAGGTTTTACAGATGAAAAGAAAGCAAGAGAATCAATTAATAAAATTAAGAATTCTGGCAAGACACACGCACATAAGATGCAGGCGGCGATAGCAATGAGTCAAAGAGCAAAAGTTGCCAGTCAAAGAGCAAAAGATCCAGAAAAGAAAAAGAATTTAGGACAAGCACATAAGGTGTATCAAAGTTATATAGATACTAATAAGAAAAGTAAATAATGATAAGGAGAAATTGAATGATTAAAGATGATAGTGCTTTGAGTTTGAAAACTGTGGGACATATGCCTCTTATAGAAACTTTAGATGAATTAAATCTTAACATTGTAGATAAAAGATTATGCAGAATAAATGTTTACGAGTGTTTATCTCAATTAGTAGATTTAGATGATAAACACATATTAGATTGGGGTTGTAGAAATGGGTTTTTTATATTCGATAGTTTCGATTCTAAAAAAATCAACATATCAAAATATACGGGTGTGGATGTTAGCACAGAAAAATTAAATGAATTGAAATCAATGTTTCCCGATGCAAATACAA